TGTTAAATTGACAAATTCAATTAAATGAGCATCAAATAATTTATTGGGATAAGGAAACCAATGCATTGCTTCCTTTTTATCTAACACCCATAGTCTATCAGTGTTGTTTACTAGCCAATCAAATAATTCATCTTTATCCAGACTAAATGATTCAGTGTGATCTAAACACAGCATGTATCCTTTCTTATCATCAAGAGGTCTGATGTAGATAAGACTTAGTTCGGTAAGTGTCGGATGAAAATTGTTATTTTTAGGAATAAACCTAATAAAGCAATCTCCAAATTTAGATAGAAGTTGAGATGGTTTCTCTATAACGTAAAACATATTTCATAACCTTTGAATTAAATATAAGATAAAAATTTGGAAAATCAAAGGCTTCCAGCTCCTGAATTTGAAGATATCCAGGTTTTAATTCCCGGCATTTCTTTTTCAGCCCTATCTAATTCATCTGAGTCTATATAGCCGTCTCCTTGAGTTGTAATTATTGCTATAACTTGCCAAATACCTTTATTTTGAAGTTCTAAATATGTTTCTTTACCTATTTCTCTAATTAAAATAGGATTAGAATTAAGTTTTTTAGCATAATAAGTATAAAAATATTGTCCTTGAGCGTCTTTTAAAGACATATCTTTATTATGAATTGTTTTAGGGATAATTATAGTGGAAGGATCTATTTTTGTTAAAGAAGCATATTTTTCGTCTACTTTATTAAAATAAAAAGAGTTATCTGTAATTTTTTTAAGTTCAGGAGCATTTTGATTAAAAGATTTTCCTGCAAAATATCTATCTCCTATCTGATAGTAATATCCCTGATATTCTTTTTTATCAGAGGTATTTATAAATTCTTTTCCTATTGTATATTTTCCTGTATCTATTATATTTGATGGTATTCTCATTATATATCAACTATATTTAATAAAGTATAAGTAAAAAACTTATAATTTGCTTTTTCTAATTGATTGATCATAGCTTGTTTCATCCATAAATAATCATCATAAGATCTTAATACTTGACAACCTGCAGACCAATCATCAATTCTTTTGTTAGGATCATTAGCACCATAAGTACCTGAGGGGTGAATATTGGTTCCATATATACCGGTCATTATGTTTGTACTATTATATTGAGAGTTTAGGGAAGGATCTCTAAAATATTTCATTGATTTAGCCTGGCATAGTGTATCTACTTTACCTTGGTGTTTTCCTCTTCTATAAGCATCAATGTATTGTCCTTCTACCATCATAATTGTTCTATCCCCACCACCAAACTTTTTAGCCTCATAATGAAGACCAGGAGAAGTGGTTTGCCACCCAATACGATCAAAGCGTTTTCCATTTTCATCATAATAAAACATTACTATATAATCGGTAAAGTAGTTTGATACAAAAAGAGGACGCCCAGTAGTAGAATCGATAGCATTAACTGCTTTATTTTTTTCTCTTATACCAACTATATTTACTTTATTTCTACCAAAGTTTGTATTTGCATAGAAAGTATATCCTTTTCTTTGCATAGCTGCTATTACTCTATCTACAGTAACATTTGGAGGAATATCTTTTGATGCAGGACCAGGAAGCTGAGCAGGGTCTATTTTAGTTAATTGGTCGTTTAGTTTTTGGTAGTTTTCTTCTGAGGGGTTCTCTGCGGCAGCAGCTGCTGATGCTGCTATTTTTTGTATAGTAGCAAAATTAGCTGTTGAAAGACCTCCTTTTGGTTTGTCTAATATAATAGTTTGAGCAGTAAGATTAGTAACCCAATCATTGTTTTTTAAGGAATGACCCAATTCAGTTACAGCATATGCTAATTTTGATCCTACTTTTCCTCCTTTATATCCTCTAGGAAGTAAATCATCAGGCAATCTAAATAAGTTTCCTATTACTATTCCTCCTATACCGTCCATTTCTATAGATAATTTAGTAGGGATAATAGCTCTGTTTTTACTATCTACATTAACTAGACTTTTATAAAAATTAATAATGTCTTTTAATGCATTTGAATATTCTGATGCTTTTGAAGCGTCATAATCGCCCTTAAATTCCCACCAACTAGGGTCTATTTTATTAATGTATGAAAGTAATGTTTGAATATTTTTTACTAAAGCCTCAACTTTAATCTTTATTTCTTCTTGTGGGTCTGATTTTTCAATAGTAGTTGGGGCTTCTTTCTTAGGTATAATTCTATCTATTAGGTTTTGATTAAAGTCAACTAATGTGTTCACATCAGCCCCAAGAGCTCCTCCTTGAGCTTGAGCTCCAATAGCAATTATAGTAGATTGATCTTGAAATATTTGTGATTCTAATCTGTAGCTTCTTACTACAGATTTAGTATTATGGGTTTCTAATATAAATGCGTTTTTATACACTTCATCTCTATCAGTAGCATCAACATAATTTACATCTATAATTCTAGCAACATTATTATCAGTAGGATCTATATGTAATTCAAAATTAGCTACATTTCCTATTGCTGTAGATATACCTGACATCATTTGTTTGATTAAATCAAATAAAGCAATATCATTTTTTTCTTTTTTGTCTTGTGCTGCTAAATTTTCATTTATAACTAATTTATAGATATATTCTAAGTTAACATAAATATTTCCTATTACTCCAAATTGCAATGTATTAAAGTCCCCATTATAAAAGTAATTTTTGCTTGTATTTTTTACTATTTTTTTTAACGTATCAAAATCAGCTCCAGAATCAGGGATATTGAAATTAGCTGTTGGATCTTCCCAGGCATGATTTGATATTAGGCAAACTGCTGGGTTAGTTGTAAGTTGGTATTTGTTTCCTAGACATAGTAGAGGTTCCCCTTTAGCAGTAATTTCAGAATCACGTACTGAGAGTTTTACCATAGGGGTTTGATTTTGTTGATCACTTAATAGAACATATCTATTCATTATATCAACAAATGATTCTAAAGTAGTATATATTTGTTTTCCACTCTTAATAATAGATGATTTACTTTCTTCAGCTCCACTAATATCAACAGGAAATTTCAAAAATATATATTCTTTATTTTTATTATTTGCATCTACAACTTTATACTCTGCAAAGTCATTACATTTTGTATTGGCTATTTCATATAGCTCATGACATAATCCTGCTACTACGTTTTGTGAATATGATTCAGCTACTTCTTTAGGTAGTGTAAACCCTAAAGATTTAGCTAATATACCATCTTTTTCTAAATTAGGAACATTAAAAGCAGAGTAATTTACTTTTAGGGATTCTAATATTTCTCCCATTGAAATTATGCTAGTAGTACAATCATATCCTCCATCTGGGCGAGCTGACCAACTATAATTTTTTATGAAGCCATACATGGCATCATAATTACCTGTTTCTGCTGATTTATTATAGGTTTCTTTCCAAATATCTTCTTTTTTGTAATTTTTTGTAAATATTTTATCGTAATATTGAATATTGCCTTGTAAATTTCCCTTATTATCTAGAAAAGGAGCCCATCCCCATTCTACTAATACTGTGTATCCAGGGCGCATATAAAGTAATTCTAGTTCTTCTAGTTGTTTTATATCCCAACAATTAAAACTAACATTTATTTCTCTTAAGGAACCATAAGCTGATTTGGATTTTACCTCTATTCCAGTAATACCAGGCATAGGTCTTAAACCTAATCTATTTGTTTCACCTGCTTGATTTTGTAAAGTATATTTTCCTTCTTTTCCACCAATAGGATAACGAGGAACTCCATTACTAGTTAATGTACCTCCTTGTAATATATAACTTTTAGCTAAAGCTCCACTATCTTCTCCCACATCAACAGCAGAAGTCATTCTAATCCAAGCATTACGGGCATTAAAATACTGAACTGTTTGAGGAGTATGGCGTTTACTTCCAATAGCCTCTTGTCTGACTTCTAGTTGCTTGCGAACGTTAGGATTAAATGAACTTTTAAATATTGACATAACATTATCTAGCTTGGTTAAATCGATTATATAAATCTAAAATACCGTTAATATCTGTAGGAACTCTTAATTGAGTACCAGGAACTGGATATAAAGCACCTCTGGTTATGTTGTTATTAGCCATTGCTATTATCCACCATAAAGTGGCATCTCCATAATAGGAATAAGCAATACTATCTAATCTATCTCCTACAGTAGTGATAACATAATAATCATTCTCTGACAAAGGAATATTAGGGTAAAATTTTCCTTTATAGTAAGGTCTATTAGTATTATTTGTTTTTAAAACAGTAGCATCACCATAACGTTCCATATTAACCTCCTTTTAAAGTATTTTTTAAATAATTTTGTTCTAGTTTTTCCTGAAATGCATTTTTAAATTTAGTGGGAGGCTGCTGACCTTGTAGTTCCCCAGCTCTACCTGGGAATCTATATTGGGCCTTATCAATATCAGTTGGAGGTATAGTTGTTGGTTGTTTTATTTTAGGTTGTGGTGTTGGTGGTGGTGTTGGTGCAGGGGGAGTAGGTTTCGGTTGTGGAGGTACAGGGATTGGAGGATCTACTAAAAATCCACAATCTTGATATTGTGGTAAATAATTATGAATAACTGTGAAATTAAAATCAACAGCTAGGTATTGAGCAAATCCAGCATCTATATCCCAAGGAGAACCATCAACAGGAGTAAAATTTAAGTTAGTTATAATTCCTGGTTGGTCTATTATGTATCCTCCCACTCTTAGTCTTATTATTATACCTCCTAGTAGGCTATTATTGTATTTTCCTGCTAGTGTAGAGGCTAATTCACTTACTTCACAATGTTTTTTTCGAAGTTCTCCAGCATTAAAACAAGGAACATTAAATGCTAATTTTACAGAACGTTTAAATTCATTAAATATATAGAATTTTTCTGCTCGACCTACATACTTTACATCTCCCCAAGAGCTATCATATGATTCATTATAAGTAGTAATATAACCTAAATAATTTAATACTTTTAAAGGATTTCCAGTAAATGGATCTAATGGTGTTATTCTTATTACCATCGTATCATCATCTACATTTAGATCATTTGTTCTTTTAAATTGATTAGCTAAGGAAGCAGAAACATATTTAAAATCAGTAGCATTTCTATTAACATTAACTTGTACTACTGTTCTAGAAGTATCGTTAGATGAATTATAATTTGTATATGTTGTACTAGTTTCATTAACTTTTTTTCTTAAGTCTTCATATTTCTTTAGAGCCGGAGTTGAATAAGGAATAACATTTTGGTTAATATTAATTTCAGTAGGAATATCACTTCCTGAAATCTGGGTTAATCCTAAATCATTACTTGCTGTTAAATACCCATTAACTTCTCCTCCATTATAGGTAACAGGATTATTAATTAATGAAGTTGGTATTGGTAATTCAAATCTATTAGAAGGATTTAATAATGATGAAGTATTATTAGATACCCCTAAATCATTATTTACTATTACTATATTATCCTTTTTCTTTTCTTGATATTCTTTATAAGTATTATTTATAAATGAACCATTAATTTTTAAATCAGTATCTTTAATTAAATCAAAGCTAGAACTAGCTAAAGCAGAATTAGTTCTATTACTGATTTCAAAATCAAAGCTACTACTTATTTTAACTTCAGAAATATGTGTAGCATTAAAATTTTTATTTTTAGCATAATCTATTTTAAGACTATCATTGGTACGTTCTGGTACCCTTTGGATTAGTGTTCTACCTATACCGTATACTGAATTGGGGCCTCCTATATAGTCAGCAATTCTACTATTTTGTATGTCATTAAAAACCGAATTTGCAAACGGTATTCCTCCTGCAAAAGTAGCGGCAATAGCACTTAGTGTTTTTTGTTCTTTTTTTCTTAATTTAATATTACCTTTATTAAGATCATAATTAGTACCTAAACCAAATCTATTTCTTAATCCAGTTAATCTATTATTTTCTTCGTTATTATTATTTTGGACAACAGCTAAATATTTAGTTTGTTCATTTTGAACAGGTAATAAACCATGTCTATTAAAGTGTTGACCAAAAGCACCGGCCGGAACTTGTGCTAATGTATTAATACCTAAATTATATATGCGGGTAGGACCTACAGCATTAACTATTTTATTTGCTGTATTAATAATAAAATTACCTACATTTCTTAACAATCCACCTCCTTTAACAGGTGAATCTGTTTTTAATTTTTTAGTTTCTAAAACAGGATTGGACATTTGTAGTCCAATTTGTTTAACTATAAATAAAGGCCCTTTAGGAAAATCAGTAAGAAATTTCCCGATACGGAGTGTATCAACAACAGCAGCATTAGCAGCGCCTACAACTCCACCTCTTACTAAACCATCATCGAATTTAGTCATTCGAAAACGGTTAAAGCCACTATCAACTTTGTTGATATCAACTTTTTGGTATGGTTGACCGCTGTCACCTCCGCCTGGTCGATCACTTCCGTACTTAAGTGATTTTAAGTCGGTTTTTAAATCAAGTAGGGGCATTTATGTTATTTAGTAACGTCCTTCTGTTGGTCCTAAATCTTTATATCTACGTCCTGGTTTAGATTTGTATACTTGTGATACAACTCCAACTGGTTTAAGATTAGGGGCGATTGGATCTAATTCATCCATTGTTGATGGTTGTGGTTTGTTGGGTAGATTACCCTTAATTAAACGCCAATCCACATTAGGATTTCCATCAGTTGAATATAATTCATGTAATGAATCAGGGGGAACCGGGTTTACTCCGAATTGTTGTGGTTTACTACCACCCAACCCTAAAATACTGTCTTTTAATTTGTCTAATAATCCCATGGTTTATTGTTTGGTATAAATATTTAATTGTTATGCTAGTTTATATGAACTTTGTGCTAGGTTAGATCCTACCTGTTTACTATCCATACTAATTATTACAGGACGATTTACTAAATTATCAACAGCTGCCTTAACTTCATTAACAGCATCAATAAGAGGTTGATTAGCATTGCCTTCTTCACCTTTTCCACCACCTCCACCAACACCAAGACTAGCTAATGCTGGTGCTACAGCACCCAGTGCTGTTAAAGCCATAATTACAGGTGTTGCTAGTATTCCTGCAAATCCCATAGATGCTAATCCGCCTGCTATTCCAAATAGAGCAGGACCTAATAGTAGTAATGAAGGACCAACTTCTCCTAATTTAACAATCATATCACCTATAGCTCCAACAATAGTAGAAATACCAGTAGCTATTGAAGTAATAACAGTACCTATTGCTTCTCCTATTGCTGTGATGGCAGGAGCAGTTAAATTAAGAGCAAATCCTAATCCTACCATAACCCCTGTAAAAGCTAATAATCCAAGAAGAAGTTGAGGAGATTTTAAAGCAGTGCCTATTGCTGCTAATCCATTTCCTATTCCTGTTAAAGCTTTTTCAATTAATTCACCATTTACAAATTGTAATGCTAATAAAGCAGGTACAGCTGGAGTAAGTAATGTTAATGCTACGGCAGCGGCACCTACTTTAGCAATATCTTTAAAATTAACATCACTAAATGATTTAATACCAGCTGATATTCCTTCAAGTGTATTTTTAATTCCATCTCCTGCTTTTGGTCCACCAGCACCTGCTTTTCCTCCAGATTCAGCTGCTTTTTCAGCTGTTTCTTTTGTTTTATCTGCTCCGCCCATTAATGATTCTCTTCCTTCTTTACTAAATAGGTTTTTAAAATTAGTTCCTATTCCTGTGAGACTTTTACCTATACCGGCAAAACTACTTGCCATTTTAGGTAGGTAACTTAATGCTACTAATCCAACTAAAGGATAAAATATATACCACTGAGAGAGAATATTAGCCATAAATTCAGAAGCTGTGGCTAATAGATCAATAAGTGGAGAGAATATTTGAACTACACTAGATAAAGCAGTTTTTAATTTCTCAATAGAGTTAGCAAATTTTTCTTGTGCATTTTGGGCTTTTAATTGCTCATATGCTTGCTCACCATATTTTGCTCTAACACCTTCAGCACCTATTTTTAATGCTTCTTGTTGATAAATCATAGCTGCTAACGATTCACGATTCATTCCTAAAGCCTTAGCTGTGGCCTCTTGAGCTAATCTATTGCCTGAGGCAAAAGCACCAATTACTTCTTCATTTTTACCTATTTCCTCAGATAAAGATTTCATATCATTAGCTAAAGCAGCAGCTCTAGCTCTTTCTAAATTCATACTTTTACCTGTGAGTAATTCTGCTTTTAGTTCGTCTCCAATTGATGTTTCAAAATTTAATAATGAATCCGCTGTGGATTCCATTTGCTGTAGAGTAGTACCTAGTTGTTTAGCAGCAACTACAGCTTCAGCTATTTTTACAGGATTACTACCTAAACTAACAGCAGTTGCTTTACTAACATTGGCTACTTCTCTCATCACATCCTTCAATAGAATAGCAGTTTTACCCTGCTTATTCATTGCAGTTACCGTTTTACCTACATCATCTAGAACAGCTTCTGTATTCTTTGACTGCATTCTAGATAGTGTAGTTAGTTGGGCTGCTTCTTTACCTGACATACCTAGTCTTCCTGTTAGGTTAGTCATTGTAACTAGGGATTCATTTCCGTAGTCAACAATAAAGCCCATTTCTTTAGATAGGTCAGTAAAGGATTTTTTTAGTTTTTCACCATTAATATAGGCATCAAACACATTATTACCTACAAAACCAAGTTCATTATTTAAGAGATAAGCATTTTCATAAGATATACCTAATTCTTTTCTAAAATTAGCTATGTTTTCACTACCCTTAAAAAGCATATCCATTATACTTCCTAAGGCAAACCATCCCTTTAATGTATCTTTAATATCTTTATATTTCTTATCTATTAAATCAGCTAAGTTATTTTGTTTTTTCTTTTCCTCTGTTATTTTTTTCTCTTCTTGAGCTTGTTGTCCAAGTAATTTAGCAGTATCTAATTGTTTTTCTATTTGATATTGTGCATTTTTATTTTCAATTAATTGTTTTTGTATTTTTTGTTGAGCAGCATGGTTCCTATCTCGTATTGCTTTTAATAATTGGGCTTCTAGGTCAATTTGGTCAAAAGCTAATCTATTAGATTGTTTCTGGTATTGTTCTGTTTTACTAGCTAATTCTTTAGTTATATCTTTACCCTCTCTAAGGGCATCAGCCATATTACCTAAATCTGTTAATGCATCTGCTAAACTATTTCTAATACCTTTGCTTAATGTACTGGCCATACTCTCCAGGTCATCGCGCATACTTTCTAGGCTATCTTCTAAATCTTTTAAAGTTGGAGGCATAATATATTGTTACGTCGTATAAATATTAAAGCGCCCTATTTCTTGGGCGCTTTAACAGTATATGTCGGTTTAGGAGCTATGTTAGGTCGGGACACTGTTTTTTTATTATTAACTAATTGGGTTTGTTTTTCTTGTTGTTCCTGTTCTTTTTCGTAGAATTCTTTAATTTTTTCAAATGTAAAACGACGAAGCCAAATAGGCATATTATATATAGTTTCCCAATCGTATCCCCCCTTACCATGAAATGTAATTTCATGTATTTGGGAAAATACGTATAACCTATACTCTGGAGTCAGGCCAAAAAAAGTTAATTGATATAGGAATATTTATACCCTCCCCTGTATAATTTTCATCTTCTGGTTTGAAGGTTAAGTTGATATCTGGGGATACTTTGGCGTAATATTCGCGTAGAGCTCTTGCATCTTTTGCAATGAGATAATTATCTACAAAATCACGAATATCTTTTTGGTCACGTTTACCTTCAACAGAAGTTATAATGTGTTTTAGACGTGTAGTTACGTCATATGAACCGCTTGGATTAACCTTTTTCATACCTTTAATCTCAGCTTCAATCTTTTGTTCATCACCGTGTGTTAACAACTTAAAAGCAACACTATTTTTTGAATGAGGAAGAATAAAAGAAAACTCATTTGCACCACGTTTATATAAAGTAGAATCTATTTGTTTATCCTCTAATGTAGATAAATCAATTGATGTTTCTACTTCATCTCCTTCTGTATTAAGGTATTTAAAAGCATAATCTTTACCATAACCTAAAACGCGAGCTGCAACTAATATTGCATTTTTATCACCTACTAATAATTCATTATAATCAATAGGTGTTACAATAAGTGCCTGGAGTAATTTATCGATTACTGTGCCATTTTTAATGTAATTAGCATTAGTAAGAATATCTTCTTCCTTTGCTGTCATATACTTCATTTCAATTTCACCCTTAGCTAAAGGGGATGTCTCGGGATACAGTAAGCCTTTTGAAGGTAATGAAACTGTTTCTGTTGGGATCTTTAATTCTGCCATAAACTATTTTATTATTATATATATAAATATACGCAGAAAAAAAGTGTTTGCAAAAGAAGCAAACACTTAGTTTTATAAATACGAATGACTTTCCTTTCATCGTTTGCAATAAATATCACAAACAAAAAAAGACGTTTGCATAAGCAAACGTCTCTTAAAATAAATAATACTAAATTAGAAGTTCAATACGCAATAATCCATAGCAATTGTTACTGCTAAAGTAACTGCAGCGTCGCCTGTTGACCAATCGTATTCACCAAAAGTAGCTGTTTTACAATAAGCACCTTTGATAATCCACTCACCTACTACATCACCTACAGGACCTAGAATATCTAGTGTTAAATCTTTCTTATAAAAATCAGAATAACCATCACGACCAGTTACTGATTCGTGTGCTAAACGAGCCCATTCCATTACGGCTTGTGCACCAGATGGAGTTACGGGATCGTATAATTCTAAATTCATATCATTCCATTCAACTTTACCTTTTACTTTACGGTAAACGTTGATATGATCGAGCTTAATCATATTAGCTTCAAATCCAGGAGCTGAAGCCTTTTTAATCAAATATGCTGGGATGCCATCAATGTACATTATGAACCTGTTGGGAACTTTAGGTTCAAAAGCTGTGAACATTATTTCATTAGCGTCTAATACTGCCATTTTATTTTAATTTTTTATTGCTATCAATAAATATTAGCAACTACATCCCCTATGCAGGGAATGTAGCGCCAGTTGGTTGTACGTTAAAGTTCAAGATAATGTATTCAGCAGTCTTAGTTGGTTGAATATAGATCTGACCTACTAATTGGTTACGATCGATTACATCAGGAGTATTATTGGAATCATCCATTACTACTTTGTAAGCATATAAACCTTGACGTTGTACTACTGATTCAAGGTATGGATTAACTTGAGATAAGAAGCGATTGCGAGTTACGTTAGTGTTTTGTTCAAATACTAAGTTATTAGCAACCTGGCCAATATATCCTTTAAGAGCAATTAACAAACGACGAACGTTTACACGATCAAGAGCTGTTTGTTTACGCTGCAATGTTTTCTGACCAAATACTACAACACCTTCTCCAGGGAATGTAGCTAATGGATTAACATTTGCTTCATATAACGTATCACGATCGTTTTGAGTTAATTTACGTTCAGCTTTTAATACTGAAGGTACACCACCACGATTTAATCCTGCAGGAGCAAACCATTCAGCACCAACTTGATCGTTAAATGCAAATACACCACCCATTACTGTAGAGGCAGGAGCCCAAACGGCTTTACCTAAACCTGAGCTGTATAATTGGATCCAAGGCCAATATGTTGCTGCATAATTACTTGACTGTCCAGCTGCGGCACTTGCTGCGCTTGATACTACGCTGCCATATAATTTACAATCTATTACTGCAATAGCATCACCTCTACCTTCACAAGTAGAAATCATATCACTAACAGCTGCGCTGTCTAATGAAATACCAGGAGCTAATAATACATTAAATTGATATTCGTCTTTATTGTTTAATAAAGCAAATGCTGTTTCGTAGTGATCTGGGTGGAAACCTTGAATGTTAGTAGCTGTGATATTTTCATTCATTAATTTAGTTGCTCCTGTA